ATCGCAGTGTCCGGCCTTGGGTTTAGCACCAGTTATACGTTCACCGTATATGCGACAAACACTGTTGGAAACAGCGCATCTTCGTCAGCGTCTAATAGCATCACAACAAATGCTGCTGCTGCTACATATCTCATCCAAGCGGCTGGTGGAGGTGGCGGCACGGGCGGTGGCGGTGCTGGAGGCTATCTTGCTGGCAACTTTGTTTATTCCACGGGGGTTGCCTATCCAGTTGTTGTTGGGACAGGTGGGGCTGGGAACCAGTGGTCGCCGGGGACTAACGGTAACGACTCGTCGGTGTTTAGTTTAACAGCAACAGGCGGTGGTGGCGGTGGCGGGTATAATGCTTCAGGAACACTCAGCAATGGTAAAAACGGCGGTTCTGGCGGCGGCGCGGGTCTCTACCCCAGCACGGCTACGGCAGGGACGGGTGTTTCCGGGCAAGGTTTTGCTGGCGGCATCGGTTTTGCAATAGCCCCGTATGAAGGCGGCGGCGGCGGTGGTGCATCAGCAGTTGGACGAGCCGCTACGGCTACTCCAGATGGTTACCCCGGCGTTGGTGCTGGGGGTAATGGAACTGCAAATACAATTCTTGGCGTAAATTCCACGGCGACTTTTGTAGGGGCTATTGCCAATAATACGTTGACGGTTGCATCTGTCTCGTCTGGAACAATTACTGTTGGTATGGTGTTCACCGTTCCGTCAGTAGGTGCGCCCGGCTCAACATACACAACGACACTCCAATCCATTATTGCTTTTGACACTGGGACGGGTGGTGCTGGAACTTATTTAGTATCTTGGCCCCAGACCTTGGCATCTACCACCTTGACTGGTGTTGCATACTATGGGGGCGGCGGTGCGGGGGCGGCGTTTGTTAATGGTGGAATATATACTACAACTATACCCGGAGGTATGGGCGGCGGTGGTGCTGGCGGTAGTGATTATAATGCGGCTCCATACAACAAAAACGGGCGTCCCGGCGTTCAGTATCTTGGCGGCGGCGGTGGTGGTATTGCTGGGGAATCTGTTGGAGCAAATACCAGCGGTGCGGGTGGCACGGGTGTGGTTATCATCAGGACCGCAGGGGCCGCGGCTTCGACGACAGGTTCTCCGACAGTGCTTCGGTCTGGCGCGGGCAGCACAGGGGATTACATCTACAAATTCACTGGCAACGGTTCTATAACTTGGTGATGTAATGGCAAACTTTGCAAAACTTGATGATCAAAATATTGTGATTGACGTTAACGCTGTTGCAAATGCAGTGGTTGATGATTTGCCGTTTCCAGAGAGTGAGCCGCTTGGTGTTGCGTTTTTGACGGAGTGGTCTGGCGGTTACACAAACTGGAAACAGACATCTTACAATGGCAATTTTCGCAAAAATCTGGCGGGGATTGGATATACATATGATGCCGCGCTTGACGCTTTCATATCTCCTAAACCATACCCAAGCTGGTTGTTGAATACAAATACATGCCAGTGGGTTCCCCCCACCCCTTACCCTTCTGACGGAAATATGTATACTTGGGATGAAGCCACACAGTCATGGGTGAAGGTCAATGTCTAATACGCCAATTACGAACCTTCCCACTGTAAGCACTTTGACTGGATCGGAATCAATTCCAGCGGTTCAGGCCAATGAAACTGTCCGTGTCACAGCGCAGCAGATTGCTAATCTGGCGGTTCAGGGTGGAACGGTTACGTCAATTACGGCTAGTGAGCCTTTGACTGGCGGTGTCATTACCACCAGTGGCACAATCGGGCTGGGCTATAACAGCGTCACCAACACCTATCTTGCAACAATGGACCCTTTTACGTTCAAGGGGAACGCCACCGCTGGCACGGTTGTCCCGCAGGATTTGACCGTCACGCAAACTCTTGGCGCGTTAGGCATCGGCAGCATCAGCAGCAACACCTTGTTGGGCAACATCTCTGGGTCGGTTGCCAACCCATCATCGTTCACGCTGTCCAGTTACATTGATACCGCCATTAGCAACACGCAGGGTTCCTTGTTGTATCGGGATTCCTCTGGTTGGGTCGCGCTTGCGCCAAGCACTGCGGGTCGAGTTCTCAGCACCAATGGTGCGGCGGCTAATCCATCATGGGTGTCGGTCGGCGGCACGGGAACTGTCACATCCATTGCGACAGGAACTGGCCTAACAGGTGGTCCAATTACGTCATCTGGGACAATCAGCATTGCCAATACGGCAGTGACGGCTGGCACATATGGTTCCGCAAGTCAGGTTCCGACATATCAGGTTAATGCTCAGGGCCAGTTGACCAATGCGAATAACGTGGCAATTGCCATTGATGCCGCTGCGGTAACGACTGGCATCTTGCCGATTGCCCGTGGTGGCACTGCAAACGCTTCAACCCCGCTTGATGGGCAGTTGCTGATCGGCAATGGCACAGGCTATTCGCTGAATACGATTTCGGCAGGGGCTGGGGTTACGGTTGCTAACAGTGCTGGCGGTATTTCTGTCGGGCTGACCAACACGGCTGTTTCCAGCGGCTCTTATGGCTCGTCTTCTTCGGTTTCGACATTCACCGTGAACAGTCAAGGCCAATTGACCGCTGCCGCTTCCGTGCCAATTAATGCCGTTGCGTTGACCACGGGAACGATCAGCACCGCGCCATCTAGTTCCATCGACATTGTGAACAAGGAATACGTTGATTCGGTCGCTCAGGGTTTGAACTTCCATGCGGCGTGTAATTACGCATCAACAACCAGCAATGTTTACACTGTCACCTATTACAATGGACCAGCCAACAATGGCGTTGGAGCCACGCTGACAAACGCTGGTGCAAATGCTGCGTTCGCTATCGACAGCGTGACAATGACAAGCGGCAATATTGGCAACCGTTTGCTGATTAAGAACCAAGCTGACGCCGCCCAAAATGGGGTTTACACGCTGACAACAGTTGGCAGTGGGTCTGTAGCATGGGTTCTGACACGCGCCACGGACTATGACACAAGCGGCACTGGCACAAACGAAGTTGATGCTGGCGACTTCTTGTATATTTTGTCTGGCTCCACGCTGGCAAACACATCTTGGGTTCAACAGACCCCGCTGCCAATCATTATCGGCACAACGGCGATTGTCTTCACGCAGTTCGGCGCACAGACAGCATATGCGGCTGGCACGGGCCTCACGCTTGCTGGGACCACTTTTAGCATCACCAACACGGCAGTTACCGCCAATAGCTATGGGTCGGCATCGTCGGTCGGCACGTTCACTGTAAACGCACAGGGGCAGCTTACAGCGGCTTCTAGCACCAGCATTGCCATTTCCGCATCTGCTGTGACAAGCGGGACGCTGCCTGTCCTGCGTGGCGGCACGGGCGTAACAACCAGCACTGGTTCGACCAATGTTGTCCTGAGCGACAGCCCAACCCTGACCACACCATTTATCAGCCAGATCAACGGCGGCTCTGCGGTTAGTTCAAGCCTGACTTTGCAATCAACCACTGGTGTTGGTTCGTCTGACAGCATCGTAATGAAGGTCGGCAACGCTGGGGCCATCACTGCGCTGAGTGTGGCAACGACTGGCATTGTGTCATTTCCAACTACAGGTGCGATTGTCATCCCTACAAGCACTACGGGGAACAGGCCAACTGCGGCGACTGGTATGCTTCGGTTCAACACCACAACAACCGCTTTTGAAGGTTACAATGGCACGGCGTGGGGTTCTATTGGCGGTGGTGCTACAGGTGGTGGAACTGACCAGATTTTCTATTTGAACGGGCAGACAGTCACCACAACTTATGATATACCGTCAGGCCAGAACGCTGGGACATTCGGCCCTGTAACAGTTAATAGCGGGGCGGTTGTCACCGTGCCATCTGGTTCAACTTGGAGCATTGTCTGATGCCTGTAAAATTAAATGGTTCCACTTCAGGGTATGCCCAGATCAGTGCGGCAGCGGTAGCGGCAAGCAACACACTTACTCTCCCTGATGGCAACTCCACGCTTGTTGATCTGGTAACAACGCAGACCCTTACCAACAAGACGCTGACAAGCCCAACCCTGACCACTCCTACGATTACCAGCCCGACAATCAACGGGACGCCCGTTATGGGGGCAAGTGTCATTACTTCTGGAGCCGTGCAAACATCAACCAGTGGCACAAGCATTACGTTTGGCCCTTCAACTACGGCAATTCCAACTTGGGTTAAACGTATTGTTTTGATGTTGAATGGTGTGTCCACAAGCGGCACTTCAAGAGTTATTGTCCAGTTAGGTGCTGGTTCGCCTACAGTGACTGGGTATTTGGGGGCAATGACCCAAGTACTTGATGGAAGCACACCATCAGGCCTAAATTTTTCGACAGGGTTTCTTACAGACGGGGGCGCAAACGCTGCCGCTCTTCGGTATGGGCAGATTGTTTTGACTTTGCTTACAGGAAATACTTGGGTTGAAGCGGGGATTGTCTCGCGGTCCGATTCTGCGTCAACTGCTACTTCTGCTGGGGTTATTGCACTTTCTGGCACGTTAGACCGCGTTATTGTCACTACTGTTAACGGCACAGACACCTTTGATGCTGGTTCTATCAACATTCAGTATGAATAAGAGGGCTACATGGCAATCACGCTAGACGGAACCACTGGCATCACAGCCCCCGGCGTAACGGACACTGGTAACCTTAGTGTTACTGGAACGTCCACGCTTACTGGCGCGGTTTCTCAGACAAGTTCGTCCACTGCTGCATCGTTCATCCCGACTGGTTCAACCGTGCCAGCCAATGGTATGTATCTGTCAGCCGCTAATACGTTGAACCTTGCAACCAACACCACCAATCAGGTGTCTATCTCCTCTGGCGGTATTGTCACTGGCACTGCTGGTAACTTGATGCTAGTGCAGGGGGCAGTGCAAGCGTCCACTAGTGGAACATCAATCAATTTCACAAGTGTCATCCCCACTTGGGCAAAACGCGTAACAATGGCGTTTAACGGCGTGTCTACAGGCAGCACCAACAATCTTATAATCCAGCTTGGCACGGGCGGCACTGCTACGATTACAGGCTATTCCGCGCAAACTACTGGTATCGCAAGTTCATCTGGGGCAACATCCTCTTCAACCGTTGGTTTCCCTATTTACCACAATGTTGCTACATACGCTTGGTCTGGCGTTGTTACGCTGCAAAATGTTTCTGGCAATATTTGGGTGGCTGGCGGTGTTCTTGGTAACGCAACAACCACTGCGCTTTCGGCGTTTACTTCTGGTGTTGTGACATTGGCTGGCGCGTTAGACACAATCCGTGTTATTGCCAGCGCAACAGGCGCACCATCAGATACATTTGATGCTGGTTCCATCAACATTCAGTGGGAATAAGGATTCTATCATGGGCCTCAAGGTTGACACTATTCAGAATCCATCATCGGCGACAGTCAATCTGACGCTTGATACCAGCGGCAATGTGGCTGTTGGTAACAACATGACTGTGGCAGGAACCAGCACGTTTACGGGTTCGTTGGGCAACATTACGGCTGGAACGGTCACAGCCTCTGGCCTTGTTACAGGCGCAACTGGGGCTTTGTATCCAATCGTCAGGCCAGCCGCTTCTCAGACCGCCAGCGGCTCGGCTGTCAATTTTACTGCTATTCCCTCATGGGTAAACCGCATTACCGTTCAGATTGCTGGATTGTCTTATGCGGCGGCAGGGGCTGGTGTCATGCAAATTGGCACGGGTGGTTCTCTTACAACGACAGGTTATACAACTACAGTTTCAACTTTAACTGCTTCTATTAACGTAACAACCATTACAAATGGGTTTTGTAATTTTTCTACTGGAGCGGCGGCATCTTCTATTGTTGCCTCGTATGTGCTGACCAACATGGGTTCAAATTTGTGGTTAAGCACTGGTAGCGGCTCAAGAAATGGAGATAGTAGTCTTATTTATTCATGGGGATATATCACATTAAGCGGCGCGCTTGACAATTTGTCGTTGGTTGCCACAAGCAGCACCTTTGATGCTGGCACAATTAACATCCTGTATGAGTAAGCCATGATCAACCTGTCCCTGACCGTTGAACAAGTGAACCTGATCCTCGCCGCGTTGGGCCAACGGCCTTATGTTGATGTGGCTGATCTGATTCACCGCATTAAGATTGATGCAGAGACTCAACTGGCTCCAAAGCCTCCAGTGCCTGACGAGGACTAGCATGGACACGCAAGTCATATTCAACATTGCCATCTCATGTGCTGGCGGTTTGGCTTTGTGGGTGTTGAATGAAATGACACGCAAAATACAGCGGCTTGAAGACAGAGTTGATGAGACGCACCGCACCTTTGTCGCTAAGGATGATTATCGGGGCGACATCCGCGAGATCAAAGAAATCCTGAGCAAGATTTTTGACAAGCTGGACAACAAGGCCGACAAATGAACGAAACAGAAGCCGCTCAGGTAAAAATGCAGGAGGTTCTTGCAGCATCAGCCAGCAAGGGCGCACTGATTGAAAAGATTGTGTTTGCGGGTATCCCGATCTTGTTCTCGTGCGTGGTTTATCTAATGACCGCTCTCAGCACCGCCAACAATGAAATCATTCAGTTGAAATCCAGAGTTGCCATTGTTGTGAACAGCGAAAACAAAGCTATTCCCCCGCAAGGCACAACCATTGATATGGCTCAGATCAGGGAACAACTGAACGACAAAATCGACAGGGTTGAACGTGATGCGGCTTTAGCTCGTGCAGCAATGACACTGGATCGGGAAAAGTCAATGGGGGCGATTGATCGTCAACGTCTTGAAATGAACGCAGAATCTGCAATAGCCCGCGCTTCAATCAGGTCTGAGGCGGCAGTTGCCCGTGCTGAACTGGATAAACGTATAGCTCTACTTGAAGCGAGGATTAAGTGAATGGACCTGTCAAAGATCGGTGGCCTTTTGGGTCAAATTGCACCAACCATAGCAACGGCTATTGGTGGACCAGTCGCGGGGATGGCGGTCAAGGCATTGGCTGGCGCATTGGGTCTTACGCAGGACGCATCAGCGGACGATATCCAGACCGCCATGATGAACGCAACACCAGAGCAGTTGGCGGCAATCAAGAAGGTCGATGCGGACTTCAAAGTTCAAATGAAGGAACTGGACATTGACCTTGAGCGGATTGCCGCTGGTGACCGCGATTCTGCCCGCAACATGCAAATGCGGACAAGTGACTGGATACCACGGGCGATGGCAATCATGGTCACGTTTGGGTTCTTCGGCATTTTAACTTGGTTGCTGACAAAGGGCGTTCCTCCTACTGGGTCTGAGACATTGATTTATATGCTTGGCGCGTTGGGGACGGCTTGGACGGGCATCGTTCAATTCTATTTTGGCTCGTCGGCTGGCAGCAAAGCTAAGACTGATGCACTTGTGGCGGGAGAGAAAAAGTGAAAGACAACTTTGAACAGTGCCTTGTCCTGCTTCTGAAGCATGAAGGTGGCTACGTTAACAATCCGAAAGACCCCGGCGGCATGACCAACTTGGGTGTCACTAAACGGGTTTATGAGGCTTATGTCGGTCATCCTGTCGATGAAGCCACTATGAGGGCTTTGACACCAGATGTGGTTGCGCCGATTTATAAACGTGATTATTGGGACGCTTGCCGCTGTGATGATCTTCCTGATGGTGTGGACTATGCCGTATTCGATCTGGCGGTAAATAGCGGGACACGCCGCGCCGCGAAGACGTTGCAGAAAGCCGCAGGTGTTCCTGATGATGGTGCGGTTGGACCAGCGACATTAAAGGCTGTGGCGGAATGTAATCCACGCGACCTTGCCGCCGATATTTGCGAAAACCGTTTGGCTTTCTTGCAAGCACTGCCCACTTGGGATACATTCGGCAAAGGTTGGGGTCGCCGTGTGGCTGAAGTCGAGCAGATGGCGTTCAACATGGCTGACTAAGGATTTCCGGCATGGACTATACCGCTTACAAAGAGCAGATTGCGACGATGGCGGTTGTCCCTGTAGATGATCCCAACTATCTGATTATTTTGCCCCAGATGATCAACTATGCCGAATTGCGTATCCAGCGTGAGTTGGATTTCCTTTCGACGCAGGTTGAGAACACCGCTTATAGCCTTACCGCCAATAACAACACCTTAACCATCCCGACCAGTTCGTTCGTCACCCTGCAAACCGTGCAAGTTGTTGACGGCGATGATCTGCGTCAGCCTCTGACATCCGTGACCAAGGACTTCCTCCAGAACATGTGGGGCAACGTCACAGGCGCAGGTGTGCCAACATTCTTTGCTGTCTTTGGCGGTGATGCCGCAACGGCTGGTAATACGTCCCAAAAGATCATCTTTGGGCCTTGGCCTGATGCCGCTTATCCTGTGGTGCTGACTGGCACAATCCGTTCCGCGCCGCTTGGTGATGGAACCAATGGGACACAGACATCGACCTTCATCAGCACCTATCTGCCGGACCTGATGATCATGGCGTCAATGATTTATGTCAGGGCCTATCAGCGCAACTTCGGGCGCATGAACGACGATCCTCAAATGGCCCAGTCCTATGAGAGCCAGTATCAGGCACTGAAGGCTGGCGCGATGGTTGAAGAATCCCGCAAAAAATTCCAAGCGGCGGCGTGGTCATCTATGTCACCTGCTCCTGTCGCATCACCTACGAGGTAATAACCAATGCCTCACGGTTCGCTGAAACTCATTCCGGGCATTGATACCGTCAAGACACCGACCTTGAATGAGGTTGCGATGTCTGAAAGCAACTTGATCAGGTTCCTGCCAGATCGAAATGGGTTTGGGTTGGCCCAGAAACTGGGTGGTTGGGTTAGTTGGTATAATAGCCCTATTGATTCGGTTGTCCGTGAGTTACATCCTTGGCAAGATTTAAATGAAAATAAATGGCTTGCTGTTGGGGCTGAAAACAGTCTTGACGTAATCAATAGCGGGCTTCTTCAAAATATCACGCCTCAATACAAAATTGATAATGTTGCGCCAAACTTTACGGTTGAAGGCGGCGTTTTGCTTGGTGAAGGAACACAAGCGGGCAAATTTATCATCGGCGAAGGGACACAGGCTGGTAATCAAATTGCCGTGTCGGTTGGCGGTAATATTGTTACCGTAGTCGATCCAAATTGCGATGTGTTTGTTGGCGATGTGGTTTGGATTCAAACTCAGGTGTCGGTCGGCGGCGGGGTTTTATTTGGGCCTTATCCCGTTTACGCTCGTATTGATATTAACACTTATCAAATTGGTATTCCGTTTATTGCCACCGTAGATACAACCAATGCTGGGACTTTACCAATTTTCACCACTCTATCTGGCGATGCCAAAGTCAACGTAAAGATGGTTGATCATGGGTATGCTGCGCTGGATGTGGTCACATTCCTTGTCTCGACGACTGTTGGTGGGGTTACAATTTTTGGTGATTATCTGGTAGACTCCGTCACAGATGCCGATAATTTCTCCATTCGGGCCTCTTTTTCCGCAAATAGCAATGATACGCAGACGCTGAATGGCGGCAATGTTAGGCTTTATTATTTTCTTGCTAGTGGCGCGTCAGGTGTTGGTTCTGGTTATGGTCGCGGCGGCTACGGTCGTGGTGGATATGGCACAGGGTCAACTACACCTGATACTCGTGGCGGTTCAGGCATCACAACATCTGATTGGTATTTAGCCAACTTTGGGCAATATTTGTTGGCATGCCCCTACAATGGGCCAATCTATCTTTGGCAACCCAACGGAGGCCAAAACACGGCGCAGGTGCTGTATGGTTCTCCTTTGGCTAATGCGGGCATGTTTATTGCGATGCCACAGCGGCAGGTAATTGCGTTTGGATCGTCTTTTGCTGGGACGGCTGAACCGTTAACGATCCGCTGGTCTGATGTGGGTGACCCAAACAACTGGATTGCCTCTTCAACCAATCAGGCTGGGTCGTATACAATCCCTGAAGGAAGCAAGATTGTTGCTGGCTTCCAAGCCACACAGCAAGCCATATTTTGGACCGATCAGGCGGTTTGGGTCATGCAATACACAGGTGATCCCGCATCGGTTTATGGGTTCAACAAGATTGGCGAAGGCGTTGGGGCTATTTCTCCTAAGTCCATTGGCGTGATGAATAACGTGGTTTATTGGATGTCGCCAAGCCAGTTTAACCTGCTGTCAACCAATGGTGTTCAAACCATCGCTTGCCCCGTCTGGGATAACGTATTTCAAGACATGAACACGGGAATTGACGCCAATGGTCGGCCTTACACGGATCGTATTCGCTGCGCCGTGAACAGCCAGTTTGGTGAAATCACTTGGTATTATCCAACCACCGACAGCACCGAAAACAATGCCTATGTGAAATATAACGCGCAAATTCAACAATGGGATTACGGATTGCTAGGAAGGACGGCTTGGACAGACCAGTCTGTGCTAGGTTCTCCTATTGGGGCTGGGGCAGGTCCAAACTGGATTTACCAGCATGAGGTTGGCAACGATGCCTATATCGGCAATCAGTCATACCCAATGACATCGTCATTCCGCACGGGCTATTTCCAAGTGGGCGATGAGGGTGATCACCTGATCTTCGTCGATCAAGTTTGGCCTGACATGAAGTGGGGCGATTACAATCAAGTTGAGAACGCCACCGTCTTGCTCACATTCTATGGCACGAACTATTCGGGTGATACGCCAACCGTGTATGGCCCGTATACAATGACCAAGAACACGCAATATATTTCCACGCGTATCCGCAACCGCTTGCTGTCTATTGAAATTTCATCGGCTGATGAAGGCACGTTCTGGCGTGTGGGTAATATGCGGTATCGGTTCCAACCTGATGGGCGGTTTTGATGGCTAGTCTTGACGATATTTTAACAGTTCAAAAAAATGGTGTTGTCGCCATCAACAGCCTTAATGCAACCGCCAAGTTGATTGAGGCTGATTTGCCATGCATCTGCACAAATTTGGGTTTGATTGTCACATCGCTTCAAACAATTGCGGACAATTCAAGCAACACATTTCCGTCCACTGTTAGCAATACAGTTGCGGCATCAACAACAGAACAAGAATATGTTGGGTCGGGGAAATTGTTTAGCGTTTCAATTCCTGTTCATGGTGGGGCGATGCATGTCTACATTTATGATTCCGCAACAACTGGCGGCATTTCGGCGACAAACCTAATTTACAAATCTCTTGCGTCTAATGCCGCTTCATTTCAAGCATATCAATCTGTTCAATTGCCATTTGTAAATGGCTTAGTCCTTCAAACTGATGCAGGAATGAATTTCTGTGTCGGTTACACTCCTGACGCTTAAAGGTGCAACATGCCACTGAAACATGGTTCTTCACAGAAGACGATCAGCAAGAACATCAGTGAGATGATGCATGCGGGTCACAAGCAAGATCAATCAATCGCTGCGGCGTTGAACATTGCCAAACGCACCAAGAAGCAGGTTGGTGGCGCATTGAGCGTGGATAACCTTGTCAAAATGCTTATGGAAGGCCGCGTCTCATTCGATAAATTTGTGCAGGGCATGGTCGATCTGGGCGTGAAGCCACAAGTTGCCGCCGCACAGGCTCAGTCTGTCATGAGCGGTGTTCCAGCGACACAGGAAATTAAAAACCTGCCAGCTATGCCAAAGAATATGCCAGCGTTGAACTTTGGCGACACCATTTATACAACCGAAGCCGAAAAGCCCGGCATTGTTAAACAAGCGACAGATGTTGTTCGTAAATACGCTCCAAACGTAATGCCTCCAGCAAGCACGGGGATGTTGCGTTTCTTTGGTGGCCCTATCCCGTTGGCGGCTTCTTTGGCAATGAAGCCAGACCCGCTTAATGTTGGTGAAGATGCCGCCATTGCTGCTATGCGCCGCAAATCGTCGTTGCAGGACATGGACGCATCATTGTTGCCTAATACCGACAATGCTATTCGGACCCCTTACAGGACGCCCGACAGCGGTGCAATTGACCCATCTATTTTGCCAAATATTGAACGCAACATCCCTGATTACGGCGACTTCACCTATGGTTCCAATGCTTTGGTTGGTCAGGAACCGCCAGCCATGTCTCAGGGGGTTGGTGGCGCACGAAGAGCCGCACCTGCACCAGCGCAACGTAACCCAATCTGGGACGATTCGCGCATCATGCGGTCAGGCGGCGAAGAAAGCCCGTTGGACTTCATCCGCAACACTCCGCTCTACAAGGCGCGTGAAGCTGATCTGGCGGCTGGCAACTCACCTTATGCTTCTGGCGGTTATGCCAAGGGTGGCAACACGGGCAAGGTGCATCACGGCCCGATCCCAAGCCCTGTAGCGGGCCGCACAGACCATCTGCCAATGCATGTCGCATCGGGAAGCTATGTCATCCCCGCAGATATTGTCTCCGCGTTGGGTGAAGGCAATACAATGAATGGCTTCAAGATTGTTGACGATATGAACGCAGAACACCGCGACGATGGACGGTTTGCCAATGGTGGAACCGTGCCAATCGTTGCCGCAGGTGGGGAATATGTGATTCCTCCCCATGTAGTGGCTGGTGTTGGCAAGGGAAGTCTTGATACAGGTCATAAGGTGCTTGATGAATTTGTGAAGCATGTTCGGGCCAAGACCATCAAGACACTGAAGAAGTTGCCCGGACCTAAAAAGGATTAAGGGGTCTTTTATGGAACTGGTGCTGGAAAAAAAACGTATTCGCCTGTCCAAGGGTCAACGGAAGCGGCGCGAGAAGCCGCAACTGATTACCACTGATGCGATTGTGCGCGTTGCTGGCCCTGAAGACGAAGATGGTATCATGCATCTTGCGCGTGTGAACCATAACGAAAACGGTTTGTTCAATTTGAATGAGCAGCGGGTGTTAAG